AGACCGTGAGCGTATTGGTGGCCGTGCCGGTGTATTTGTCTGCAGTATCCGTGAGCTTACGCCAGCCGATGCCGAAGTCTGCATCATACCCTGTGGAAGAGGTGGCGGTGACGGAAGCATCCATGACCGCCCACTTGTAGCTGACCTTGGTGGTGTCCACCGTAGAACCACGCCACAGCTCGGCCTTGGCGGTCAGACTGGCGACCTCCTCGTTCTTGAACACATTTCCGTTGGGCGTGGTGACCAGAAGGTCAACGATGCCGGAGCCGTTGACCACACGGGAGAAGGAAATGGTCAGCGGATGGGTCAGCGACAGTCCGGTGCTTTCGTCCTTGTAGGTGATAACGCAGCGGTAGTCGATGCCGGGCAGCTCCGCCATGACATTGGCCTTGACCGTGAGGATGTGACTCTTGGCACCGCTGAGTCCGTAGTTTGTACCCGCAGTGATGGCGGTATTGCTGTCGCCCACATACCACTTGACCGAAGTGACATTGGCTGTGGCGATCTGGTCGGCAGTCGTGCCGATAACATACAGACTGGGTGTCAGAACGAGGTTCTTCGTTTTCCAGTCGGGGGTATAACTGCCGTTGTCGGGGTTATACATCTGGGTTTTGGCGAGGTTTGAGCCGATGTACCCCGTCAGTGTCAGTGCGTCGTTGTAGTCGATGATGGTAAACTGACCTTGTGCTTTGCTCATGTGAGAAGCCTCCTTTGAAGTTGTTGTATCTGAACCGGACACTGTACCGGCTTCTGTTGTGGGTTCTGCGGTTGCCATAGTGAATTCCTCCGTTATAACAGGCTCTGCCTGGTCGTGGTGTCGATGAGGTCACAATAAAAAGTGGCGCGGATTTTGACATCCGCACCGGTAATGACCACGGACTTTGCGCCGCCGAAATGCTGCTCGTTCCAGACCTTGTCCGCTTCCGTATCCTCAGACACCCTTGTCCAGACAAACTGGTTGGCATCCAGCGTGTCGGTGATGTCCTCGTCCCAGGAGTACACCTTGGCGGAAAGCAGCGTTTTTACATTGCCGTTCTTGAAGATGTTCCCGTTGGACGAGATGATGACGAGCCGGAGCATTTTCTGCTTCTCGATGGTAGTAATGCGGTCGCTGACCTCGGTGACCTCTTTGCTGGTGGCATACGCACGGAGTACCACTTCGCCGCTCTCCAAATCCCAATAAGACGAGCCATCCTGCGACTGGATAACACCCGCCTTGATGATGTTGGCCACCAGTGAGCCGGAGGTGATGAAGTCTGCGACGATCTGACCGTCTGCCGTGATGGCGGTTTCATAGGGACCGTTGTAGCCATTATGGGAAAAGCCCAGACCGCCCACATTCCACCTCCAGACGTTCACGGCTTCGTCAATGGAGGGAGCGTCCAGAATGAGAAGTTCATAGGGTTGTCCGTTCTCTTCGCCGGTGTGGATGACCACATAGCCGCCGCTCTGGCCGGTGATAAGCCCGGTGGCTTTGCCGATGGCGGTTTGGAGCAGCTTCGGAAAGCGTCCCACCGTGGATTCCACCTTGTCGACCGTGGACTGCACCTCGGAGATGGTGGTAATCATGCTGGACTTGCTCTTACCGAGGGAAATGCTCTTGTACCGCTCGGCGAGGGTGTCGTATACGGTTTCGATGACCATAGCCGACACGCTGACACCCAGAAGCGAGTGCCGGATGGTGACGGTATCACAGAGATTGACCCGCTCCAGGAGAGCCGAATACTCCGGCTGTTTCCATAGCGGTTCAAAGGACACCTTGACCGTGGGCATGGTCGCTCCCAGCGGATTTGCCTTGATATAGCTGTTGGCTTTGGCTCTGATGGCTTCCTCGGTCACAACTCCGTCAAACTGGTCGGAGAAATCCATGATAAGCGTTTTCGCCCGGACGATCTCCGAAGTCACAATGGGGAGCGTGACCTCCGGCAGCGTGACCACCGTTTCGGTGTCCGTGCCTTCCGGTGTGTATACGGCATACGGGAGCAGTGCGGTATACACACCGCTGTTGTCCTCGTCCTGCTCCATGGCGGTGAGGTTCTTGCCGTATTCAATGACCACTCCGGTCTTCTGCCCACGGTGCGAATGGAACTTTACCGTGAAGTTGTCCCATTCAAACTCACCATACCATTTGGAGAGCATGGAACCTTCCGTGCCGCCAAGGCAGGCTCGGACACTTTTCGGTTGGGTGACGGAAAATGCCTTTGCATCCGAGTAGTCCGTCCAGCCGGTAAAGCGTGTATCTCCGGCAAGAAGCTGAGAGAGGATAAGCTGCGGAGAGCGGCTATCGGTACTGAACGGCAGCACCGGCACATTGGCAAGGTCATACGAGATGTGCTGACCGTAGATGGTGACGATGCCGTTTAAGGGCTTCGTGATGCGGTAAATGCGGAATGCCTGGTCGGCGGCGGTGTCATTGGGTTTTGCCTTGATGATGCACTCCTTGGTGATAAGCCCGTAGTGCTGACCGCTCACTGGGTATTTGAGTAAGCACTCGAATATGCCGTTTCTTTCCTCGGTGACTTCGCAGGAAATGGTGTCCGTCAGCACACCGAGACCGAATGAGGAAAAATCCGCAGTATTTGCGGCGTAGAGTACAGGGATCATAGACAGCACCACCTCGGAATGACCTCAATCCTCGTTACATCGCCGGTGCAGTTGATGGTGCAAACACCCGGCTTGAGGGCTGGAAATTCCGCTCCTTTGACTGTGTCGTTTTTGAGGGCAGTGCCCTTGAAGCAGTTCATCAGCTCACTGTCGATCTCGATGTACTCATCCAGATTGGAAATCATCATACCTCGACCTTGGGGCTGTATCATTATTACCACCGTACCGCTGCCATAGAGCTTGATGTACGGTCGGCTCTCAAACGCCGTCGGATTGGTAATCGTCAGTTCGGAGGCGTCAGCCGACACCGTTTCCTGTCCCGCAAAACTGTATTTGTAGGGCTTGCAGTTGAAGGTCACGGTAAAACTGCCGACCTTGTTTAGCTGCTCCTCAATGTCCAGATTGCCGGAGATGACACCGTAGCGGAAATACTCCGCATCGTAAGAGTCGGTGATTTCGTGGTATCTGTCCGGCTCGGAATAAAGCCAGCCCTTAATGTCCCGCAGGACAGCGGCAAGTGCGGCGGGATTCTTCCGAGCGAGGAACACTGTGTAAGTAACCTTGATGTTGGAAAATCGGCGGTTGGGATTGATGATGTCACCACTCCTGCCGGGGATAGAGATGAACTCCGCATCGTACTCCGGTGCGGAGAACACGTCCTTCTTCTCGATATGCAGACCGAACTCAGCGGAACTGCGGCCGTTGTAGGTAAAATAGGTCATGCGAATACCACTCCTTTCCGCTGGGCGAACTGGTTCGCTGTTTCCATGACTTCGTTGGTGAGTTGACGGATATCCTCACTGCTGTAATTGTTGAAGTTCGTAATGTTCAGGGCAATGGTGAAAGCGGATGCCGCCTTTCCGACCACACCGTCCACGGCAGAGCGGATAGAGCCGTTCACGTCAAAGTCGGTGGGCAGAGCCGTCTGCATATCGTGAGCAAGGTCGCCCATGACGCCGTTGATGTCCTCGGCCATTCCTTCTGCGGCTTTGACCGCTTCATCGCCGTTGTCGTCAATGGAGCCTGCAAGACCCTTGACCAGCATTTCACCGACCCATGCCATCTCCTTCGAGGGCGAATGGATACCGAAGAAATCGCAGATGCCGTCCCAGATGGAGGAGATCCACCCGGACACCTTATCCCACAACCACGAGGCAAGCTGGGTAATGCCGCTCCACAGTCCCTTGACGATGTTGCCGCCAATCTCCACGATTTTATACATCAGAGAGCCGAAGGCTTTCACGATACCCGCAATGATCTGCGGCACGGCCTTGACGATCTCCACGATGATGGTGGGAAGGTTTTCAATCAGCGCAACAAACAACTGCACACCTGCCATGATGATTTTGTCGATGTTTCCGACCAGAGCATTGACAATGCCGGAGATGATTTGCGGAATCGCCTGTACGATGGTGGTGATGATCTGCGGCAGGGCTTGAATGAGAGAAATCAGCAGGTCGATGCCTGCCTGAATAATGAGCGGTATGGCATTCAGCACGGCAGTGATGATTCCATCAATGATTTTCGGGATGGCTTCCACGATTGCCATAATGATATCCGGCAATGCGGCAACAAGTGAGGTCAGAAGCTGAATGCCTGTTTCGATGATCTGAGGAATCGAATCCAGTAAGAAGGTAATGATACCGTTGATGATCTCCGGCAGAGCGGCGATCAACACGGGTATTGCGTCCAGAAGCCCTTGCGCCAATCCCGTGATAAGCTGCAGCGCGGCATCCAGGAGCATCGGCAGGCTGTCCACCAGTCCTTGTACGATGGTGACGATAGCCTGCACCGCTGCCGGGATGAGCGTAGGCAGTGCATCCGCAATGCCTGTCACCAGCGTGGACACCAACTGAACCGCAGCCTCAATAAGCAAGGGCAGATTCTCAATCAGCGTATTCACGATGGTCATGAGAGCAGACACCGCAGCAGGGATAAGCTGCGGAAGCAAAGAAAGCAGCGTTTCCAGCACCTGCGAGAACAGTTCGGTGACCGCTTCCAGCAGTGTGGGCAGCAATTCACCCACAGCCGTCAGCAGAGCATCCAGCGCCGTGGGCAGCGCCGCCACGATGTTCTCAATAACCGGGGTGATGTTCGCCACCACGGTCTTGAAGGCATCCACCATGTTGTTGCACAGCAGCTCCATGTCAGCGTCCGCATCACCAAAGCCTACAATGAGGTTCGACACGGCGGATTTCAGTGCATTGACAGAACCGGAAATGGTGGCTTCCGCTTCCTTGGCAGTTGTGCCCGCAATGTCCATGCTCTCCTGCATGACATGGATGGCTTCCACCACATCTGCATAGGATGAGATGTCGTACTTGACACCGGATATCTTCTCCGCATCGGCAAGCAGTCGCTCCATTTCCTGCTTTGTGCCGCCGTAGCCGAGCTTGAGGTTGTCGAGCATCGTGTAGTTCTGCTTGGCGAACCCTTGGTAGGCATTCTGAATGGAGGACATATCCGTGCCCATCTTATTGGCGTTATCGGACATATCCGTGATTGCCATATCCGCATACTTTGCGGCTTTCTCGGTATCACCGCCGAGAGACTGGATCAGGCTTGCGGAAAAGCCCGTGACCGTCTCCATGTACTCGTTGGCGGAAAGACCGGCCGTTTTGTATGCATTGGCGGCGTACCGTTGGATCTCCTGCGATGAGTCTTTGAACAGGGTGTCAACGCCGCCGACCAGCTGCTCATAGTCCGCATAGGCGGCGATGACCTCTTTGCCGAGCTTTACGGCGGCGGCACCTGCGGCGACGGCCACAGCACCGAGTGCCACACCTACGGTTTTGAGAACCTTGCCGAAGCCTTCAAACTTACTGCCGGATTCCTCCGCAGCCTTGCCGCCATCCTTGATGGCCTTCTCATTTTCGTCCAGCTCCCGATTCATGTCGTTGAGGGCGGCTTCGGCATTGTTGAGCTGGATCTGCCAGTTCTGGGTGCGGCGGTCGTTCTCTCCGAAAGAGGTGGCGGCATTTTGCAGAGCCTTGCGAAGGGTATCGATTTTTGTCGTCTGCTCGTCGATCTCTTTTCGCAGCACCTTATTCCGTGCGGCAAGCGCCTCCACGGATTTATCGTTCTTATCGAACTGAGAGGTGGCGAGCTTCATTTCGGAGCCGAGCACCTTGAAGGACTGGTTGATGTCCGCCAGCGCTTTTTTGAACTCCTTTTCGCCCTCAAGACCGATCTTCAGTCCGAAACTG